TGGTATAAGTTGCTATAGGGTTATTAAAGATACCTTCATCAATCCAAGCACTACGACTCAATTGACCAATGGACCATACCTGTTCATCGTAGTTGTATACGACGTAGCGATCAATTGTTGTTTCTCCTGACGAACAATAAAACCAACCTACTTCATCAAATTCTTTATTTAAAAATCCAAATACTTGATAAGCCTGTCCCTCTTCAAAATCACTAAATACATAATCCTGTACACTACAGGGAACGTCATTAATTTGTCCTGTGTAATTATAAAAGCCTTTTTTATCCATCCAAAACACTCCTTTGGGAGAATTTACTACCCCTTTGGGACCAATTAATCCCACCCCTTCGTTTACTAAGTTAGTGGAAAAAGTAAAGGGTTGCCCTACAAATGTCATAGAATACATTGAAGTATCAGTCCAAACTAAAGTTTCTTGTCGTGCTCGTATCGCTCCTACGATAGCAGAGCCTGCGGATAATCTAAAAGACCCTGCTGTGTTAGTGGCTAAAGGTTCCCATTCGGTCACGTTTTCCTGATCGCTCCAACAAATAAACATGGGGTCTGACGCTGATGTTCTTTGGTTACTGCTATTAAGTGGGTCAGCTCCAAAACAAATGACGTGTCTATCAATATCACTAACTAATACTTGTAGGGCAATTGTCGGAGCTAAATTGGCTCCTGCTAAATCAGAAACAGCGACTGCTCTAGTGGTGGCTCCTCCACTTTGATCCCAATAAAAAACGCCTCCTCCTCTAGGATTCATTACTAAGTCCTCACCAAAATTATCATGACTCCAATTACGCAATTGGCTAGAGGCACTAATCGCACTCACACTACCCCAAGTACCTGCACCCCATGTACCTGCACCCCAACCAGAGCCTTCTACATAAACATCTAAACCGACATTGATTTGATAAGCACCAACCACGGAACTACCCCCGTTGCCGCTATCACTGCTGTTCGCCGTAACGGTGTCCCCGTCAGTGTCCTTGGCTTCAATAGTGTAAACATTGGCACTCGTTACAGTCGCAATTTGATATTCTTGATTAAGTACCTCGGCGGTAATAAGACCGCCTAAAGTAGCTGCACCGCTAAAGGTTACAAAGTCATTAACCACCGCTCCGTGAGAAGTATCAGTAACGGTAATAGTGGCATCACCATTCGTTGCAGAAAAAGTAACGTCTCCTGCGGAAGTAGTGGTTCGGAGAGGAGTTATATCGTTAAATTCATCCCCTTGTAAAACGTAGTATTTCCACGTGGTTCCCATTCCCAGGTATTTAGTTAACTCTAAATTAACCCAAGCGTGTAAGGCACGACAAGTGGATAAAAAAGTATTGGACGTGTTTTTAGCCCAACCGCCAATTTTTTCAGGAAGCCCCTTACGGAAACGAACTAAATTAGAATCAAACCAGCCCCCCTCATTTGAGTAATCAGTTCCTTCTCTATCTATTCCAGGTCGAAATAAAAACTTTTGTAATGGCATTTCATCTCCCTAAAATAATTTATCAATTCCTAAAGAAGCAGCCACTAATCCGTACAAACCCCATAAAATTAATTCTAACCGTTTAAATTTTTCGGAACCTTCTTCTAGTCTTTTTTCTATATGCTCATAGCGAATCACACACTCTTTCTCGTGAGCGTGTACTTTAATTAATGCTTCTTTTGCAGTTGCCATTTATTTTTTAGTTGCTTTTTGTTTCGCCTTTCCTATATTAAACGCTAATAAATCTATAATTTTGTACAACTTACCTATCCACACATCGTCTTTGGGAGTAGGGGTACTAGCCGCAATGATTGAAGATGCCGTTACAATAATCGTAAGCCACGTAATTAGATTAAATACCATTTCCATCATGAGTCTTTATCCTCACCATTTGCCTGCGGTTCTTCTTCCGCTTCAGGTTCCAGCGTACTTTGATACGCCGCTAACGCCGTTATTCGTATATCCAGTTGATATTGCAAGGAAGCCCTTTGTTCCTGTAAATTTTGTACCTCTTGTTGTAGATTCTCTATATAAGCTACTTTTACATTAACTATAGGATCTACATCTACTTCCGTAGTTTCTACGGGGTCTATTATTACTTCTTCCTTTTCCCAATGTTGATATTCTTCTTTTACTTGTTCTGTCATTGTTTTTCCTGTATGTCCCAGCAATTCAAATTCGCTGCGACTGTTCTTCTCTCACCCTCTCCGAAGAAAGGATATACCATGTGCTGTAAGCCTGATGGGAACATATACTGTACCCCTATCTCTGGCTTGATCACACAACTTTGTGGCGGAAATAATCTATCCGTATCTGTTAGACTATTTTTTCCGTAACTAAATGCCAAACAGCCATCACTGTGTCCTGAATCGTTATATAAACTGTATTCAGGTGTACCTGATGTCGGCTGGTCTAAAATCTGTTGGGGTACTTTAGTCCAAGTCGTAGTGGAAATACCCATAAGCGTCTTAGTGCCGTGATCGTGAATGGGGTTATAATCCCCCTCAAAACTATGCACGGACCAGAGTTCGTCTAAGGCTATCTGTTTATTAGTTTTAAACCGAACTCCTGTAGACTCAACAAAATGATTGATGTAGGTTGCTCCTAAATCGCACAAATACGCTACATAGGGTTGCACACGCTCATCGTCAGTCGGGGGAATATTAAGCTGTTCGCCTTGATGGATTTGTCCCACTAAGGTTTTAGCTAGGGATTCCCTCTCCTCATCTTCTCGTAATTCATCCAGATAATCGTTTAAGCCGTCTACCAACTTATCGGGTATTTTAGCCTTCAGCATAAAAACGGCTGGCATCGTATAGATGTCAACCTCGCCTTGACCATCTGCTCTGGCGTAAGCCATGCTTAACTAGGGACTGCGAATGACTCGTCAGGCACTGGATTGCTAGGTGGGTTCGTAATAACCGAATCCACTTGACTAGCAAATACTGTATCCCACTGTGACGTAGGACAAAGTGCTGTTAAGTCTGACTTACTAAACGTACCCTTCGCTGCTTTGGTAAAGTTTGTTGCTCCTGATACTGGATCAGTTGCCTCTACATTCACACCAAACGTACTGGTATAGTAAGTTGCATCACCTTCGCTGTCGTTTTCGTATTGCATTTCCAAATGCCACTTCTCCACTTTACTGGATTTGACATAGGGAATAGTTTTTATTAGCGTTTTAGTTACTGCCATTTTTTACTCCTTATTATTTTAAGATTCTAATGCTTCGATTCTAGTAGTCAAAGCATCTATTTTATCATCAGCTTCTTGCAAAGCCTTAACTAGAATTGGTACAAACTTGCTGTACTGTAACCCATATGATTTTTCATCTCCTGTTAAAGAAACAGTTAGATTCTTTTTATCTGCTATTTTATATCCTGCAGCTTCTTCTAAAGCTAAAACTGCTTGTGCTTTAAAACCTATGTCTAACCAATCTTCTTTGTGAGTGCCGTCTGGTGTTTGAGTAGCTAAATCGTAATCATCAGCTTCTTTATCACCATACTTAGAACGCTTATCCCATTTATAAGTAAGAGGTTCTAAAGCATTGACAAAGTTAAGACCTAAGTCTAAAGCTGTAAAGTCTGTTTTATCTCGTTCATCAGAGGAAACTGTCCAATCTACTTGGATATAAGCATCACCTATATTTTCATCTCCTAAACAAATAGAGCCGTTTCCAGTAGTTTGATTACCACCCGGACTGCCTGTGCGTCCTGAATCTTTTCCTACAAAAATATTATTATCACCTGAAGTATTAGCGTAACCTGCTGCATTACCTATAGCTACGCAATCATCCCCTGTTAATGCATATAGTGCAGAAGTACCAATCGCAGTATTCCTATCACCACAATCTCCTGCAGCAGTGTGGGCACCTACGGCTACATTATTACCACCATCAATAGTTGCACCCAAAGCAGAATAACCGAGTGCTGTATTTGTTATACCTGTGGTACATGCATCTAAAGATAAACTACCTAGTGCTGTGTTTTCATTACCTGTGGTGTTTGCACTCAGAGCATAGTCTCCGATAGCAGTATTATCACTACCATTACTAGCATCTAAAGCCGCAGAACCAAAAGCAGCATTTCTAGTTCCTGTTGTATTAACACCCATTGCGTGTTGACCAACAGCCGTGTTTTGTGCACCTGTAGTGTTTGCTGCTAAAGCACTTGTACCAACTGCGGTGTTATTATTTGCTGTCGTATTAGCAGATAAAGCCGCATAACCAACAGCAACATTACTTGCTCCTGAAGAGTTAGCGTCTAAAGTATAAGCACCAACTCCTGTATTATAACTACCTGTGTGAGTTGCTCCATTACCCATAGACCTATAGCCTAATGCTGTATCAAAAGTTCCTGTTGTAATGTCCAATCCTGCGTATAACCCTAAACCAGTATTTTGAGAACCTGTTGTATTAGCCTGTAAAGCACCATAACCAACAGCAGTATTATCACTTGCAGTTGTATTAGCTGCTAGAGCATTTAAACCTACTGCCACATTCGCTGCTCCTGTCGTGTTGGCTGTTAAAGCTAAATAACCTACAGCAGTATTATTAGAAGCTGTCGTGTTAGCGTCTAAAGCACCAGAACCAACAGCAGTATTTTGTACTCCTGTCGTGTTGGCTCCTAAAGCAGCAGCACCAACAGCCGTATTATTAGCACCAGTAGTAGTAGCATCTAAAGCAACAGAGCCAAATGCTGTGTTAAAAGAAGCAGTTGTGTTTGCTCCTAAAGCGTTATAACCCATCGCTGTGTTTTCTGCACCAGTCGTATTGGCTGTTAAAGCGTTATAACCAACTGCACTGCTATAAGAAGCAGTAGTATTAGCGTCTAATGCTCTTGAGCCTAGAGCAACATTATATTCTCCAGTGGTATTTACTGTTAAAGCATTATAACCAAGTGCTGTATTATCATCTCCTGTAGTGGTCGCACTCATAGTGTTATAACCAACAGCAGTGTTATAGTTTGCAGTAGTATTAGCGTCTAAAGTTGAAGAACCAACTGCGACATTACCTGTACCTGTCGTGTTTGCTGTTAGAGCATCATTACCGAAAGCCGTATTATGTTCTGCTGTATTAACATTTAAGGCAGAATGCCCCATAGCAGTATTATAACTAGATGTGGTAACTGCACCTAAAGCACCATAACCTACTGCATTATTTCTCTCTCCAGTTGTATTTGCGTCTAAGGCTGTGTAACCAACAGCAGTATTATAATTCCCTGTGGTATTGGCATACATAGCATTTTTCCCAACAGCTACATTTTGAGTACCTGTGGTGTTTGCTGTTAAAGAATCGGCTCCTACTGCTGTATTGTCTGATGCTGTTGTGTTAGCGTCTAAAGCTAAATAACCTATAGCCACGTTACCAGCGCCTGTGGTGTTTGCTACTAAAGCATGATAACCAACGGCTGTGTTGTTTGATGCTGTGGTATTGGCTGCTAAAGCGCTTCTACCTAATGCAGTATTTAAAGCACCTGTGGTGTTGTCTGTTAATGATCCCCAACCTATAGCAGTATTATCTGCACCAGTTGTTGTATCTTCCATAGACCTTACACCAACTGCTGTATTCTGAGATGCTGTGGTATTGGCTGCTAAAGAACTTTTACCAACAGAAGTATTATCTGCTCCTGTCGTGTTTGCTGCTAAAGCCGAAAGACCAACCGCTGTGTTGTTAGATGCAGTGGTGTTAGCTTCAAGTGCTCCATAGCCTATAGCAGTATTACTATTTCCTG